TATAGTAGATCGGTTCTGCACAAGGCCCAGCTTGGCGGACATGAGCACCACCGACGCCTTGGGGCTCAGCTCCCGCAGCGGCCTAACCATCTGTGTGCTCGATGGCCACGTTGGTCATGCGGCGCACCTGCTCGGCCGTGGACACGCCCGCCTTGGCAGCGGCCCGGCTGATGTAGCCGAACTGTTCAGGCGTGAACGTGATCGTGGCTTGGACGCCACCGCCCTTGATGATGATGCCCGAGGCCACGCCACCGCCGCGCTGATAGCTCTTACCCATCGTCTTGGGTTCGAGCACCGGCCCGTTGATGTTGGGCGTCAGCGCCTTCGCCTCGCGCGGCGCTCGGCCCTTCGGCTTGGCCTTGGCCTTCTTGGCGGGCACATCGTCCTCGTCAGGCACAGGGATGGACGGCGGGACGGGCCACGTCGCCGCCCGCTTGACCAGCACCTTCTCGACCTCGGCGTCGCTCGCGCCGTGTATCTTGAGGATGCCCTTGAGGCGCTTGGTCGCCCTCTCGGACTTGATGCGCTGATCGAGCGACCGCGTGGCCCGTCCCGCCGTCTTGGCCTTGGCTTTGACCGGGGCCGGGGCCGGGACCGGGGCCTTGGCCTTCTGTTCCAGATACCGTTGGCGTCTGATCTCATTGTACTCGGTCTTGTTAGCAGGCTTACCCATGATCTATCTCCCTGAGATGAACCGTTGTGACACCTGTCACAACGGGTTGGTTGGTATGAATATTGGTTTCATTGGAACACCACCCGATACCGTTGCGAGAAGTCGATGTACTCCGGTGCATCGATCAGGTTCTCATCGCGAGCCACGGCCATTTGCACGGCGAGGATCGCGTACTCAGGCTTCAACCGGCACAAGAACCTGTAGAGCGAGCCAATGTTCTTGGTCGTAATCTCGGTAGAGACGTTGACCGCCGTGGCGTAGATCAGGCTTTCCTCGGTCGGCAGCTCCACACCCATCGGGTCCTTGATGATGGACTTGATGGGGAGAACCTTCGACCACGTATCGTGGAACCCCCAGAAGAACGTCGCGACGCCCGCGCCGATTGCGCCGTTCATGCTCTTGCGCTTCAAGGTCTCAGGCATGTCAGACATGAAGTATTTGACCGCCTTCATCCACGTCCTTGGCGTCGCGACCACCTTCTCCGGGCTGTCGGGGTTGTAGGTGTGAAGCGCCTCTAGCTTCTTCCACCGGATGAACGCAATGATGACCCCCGGCACACCCACTCTCGACGCCCAGTCGCACCACGCGTCCACACTGACGGCCATTTCGAACCACGTCATGCGGTTGGCGAGCGGGAATGGCATGCGGTTGGTGATGCCCCGATCACTGGATCGGTTGAGCGCGCAGATGATGCGCACGTTGGGTTTCAGGACGTGCTCACCGATGCGAAACTCGTTGAGGAGCTGATAGCAGACGCCGAACACGGGCGCGGTCGCGCTGCCCAACTCATCAAGAAAGATCACGATGATTTTGTCATCGGGAAACGCATCGTTGCCGATGAACGGCATGGTGCTCGGCGGATACCAGACGGTCTGCCCCGTCTTTTTGTTGGTGTCCGGGATACCACGCAAGTCCACGCTGTCGTACTGCCCGAGGCGGATGTCGCAGAGCATGGCGTCCGCTTCCTCCACCGCCTGAGCGATGACCTCGGACTTGCCGCAGCCGCTCGGCCCCTCGATGGCGATCACTTCCTCAAGTCGGATCACGTTCCACTTGACGAGCTGCTTGAGTTCGATCGCGTTGATAATGTCACCGGCCATTTGGGTCCTCCATAAGTGCATCGTTGTGACACCTGTCACAAACCGTGGTAGTCACTGAGGGAACTTCTCCCTCAGTCCTTGTAGTATAGCAGGTCAGTGAGCTATGTCAAGCCCCCCTTGTATCACAGCGCCCCGAGGCTTGACCAGAACACCTTGTCGCGGGTCTCGGGATTGCCCTTGATGTCACCAAGCGCCTGACCCGCCAACTCACGGGCTACCTCGCCCAGGTACAGGTTATGGCGCTGCCTGGGTCCACACCGCGGGTAATTGCACTCGATACGCCACAGCACGTGTTCGAACTCATTGTTAAGCGGCTCGCCGCCGTGGGTGTAGACCCGCACGCTAATACCGCACCAGAACCAATCGTTATTCTTCCACGCCTCCATGACGAGCTTGGCGTGCGCCATGTGGCGTTGCAGCGTGCTCTTGGACTTGGGTCCGATCCAGCCGTTGTCCTCCGGGTCCAGCGACGGCCAGAACCCATCGCACTCCTCATCCGGCGCGCTGCTGCTGTCGTCGCGGTGGATGGTCGCCACGATTGTGAGATGACCCTCCGTCCATGAGATCGTGTCGCCTTCGCAGGCGTAGTGGTTGAACTGGGGGAACTTGGTTCGCTTGTAGTTAGACTTACCCATCACACTTCTCCTTTCAATCGTAGGTTGGTGGCGTCGGGTCGCTGCCGGACCCGAGGATCGCGATGATGACGATGATGATGATGAACGCGCCTAGTACATCCATGGCTTAGTCCTCCTTCTTGGGTGTGTGGATGTAGAACTTGGACGAGCTATCATAGCTCGCGAGATACCGCGCCACAGTGGTCAGGTACTTCCACCCCTGTAGCTCTTGGCCCCGATACACCCATCTTGGGGGCTGGGCGTAGAGCGCGTCATGCACCTGCGCCGACGTCTTGAGGTCGTCAGGCTTCTCGTCCATGCGCCAGCCGGTGCCGTTGTAGATGCTGGCCGGCCCATAAATGCCGCTCAGGCTGGTGCCATCGTTGAAGCTGAACCCCAGCACCCGCAGCTCGGTGCTGTCGGTGATGAAGCCATAGCGGCGATGTAGACGATGTATCCCATGGCGGTGATGCGGTCAGCGAAATGCGTGACCTCGGGTTTGGGTATGCGGTGCATGGCTTAGTCCTCCTTCTTGGGTGTGACAGGTGTCACAACGGGTCGCTCTGGGTCGCCGTGATGGCGCTGGTATAGTAGTGCCACAAGATCACTTACGTCCTCCTTCACATAGGGTCCATCTTCACACAGCGGGGCTGCCCATCAGGCTGCACCACCCATTCTTTCGGCGCGAGCTTCAACGCATATGGGGCGCGCCTCCCGTCTATGGTTTGCTTCACATCCGTATTGTGGCGCATGTCCATGACATACATATCCAGCGGACTACCACCCGCCATCGCCACCACCGCCTCGTACTTCGAGATAATGGGGCAATCATTGTAGATGTCGTTGCGGCACTGGCCGCACCAACGTTGCTTGAGCGCGGACAGGCGATCCTCACTGGCGGGCATCCACGCCATGCCCACCCGACCAACCGGGACTTCGCCCCACTCGAACAGGTCAAGTCTCAGTAGAGGCATCGTTCCTCCGCAGGACGATGGTTGTCAGTACACTACGGGCAACCGCGTCGTAGTCACTGTTCACCATGGGCTCAGGGATGAACTCCACCTTCGACATGATCTCGGGCACGATCTCCCAATCATAGACGTAGTTCTCCCACCCGTATGGGTCGATCTCCAACGCCGCGTCGTAGACCTTGAGCACCCATGGCGCGTATTCGGCGGCGGTATTGTAGCGCAGCACGGCGCTGCCCACGCTGTCGTAGTACGTCTGCCACGCCTTGGCGTTCGGGTGCTTGCTATCCAGCGGAAGCACATCTTCAATCAACCACTCATAGATACAGAGCGCCGCCTCCATATCCAGATAGCTGTAGACCTTATCGGTATCAGTGACGTCACTCATAGCACTCTCTCCTATGATCTCGCATCTACTTGCGGTTCACTCTCGTTGTGACAGGTGTCACAAGCGAAGTCCCAGTTCTCCGCGAGCATGCGTTGCAGCTCGCGCTCCATGCGCATCTCAACCTCGTGCGCTCGTTCTTCCTCAGCGCGAGCCAGCCTCTCGATGACTGTGTTGACGAGGAAGTAGGTCACTGTGTTCTTACGCATCACACTTCTCCTTTGGGTTTCGTTTGGTTGAGCGGTATGTGGGCAGTCTCCCACGTCACGGTTGGTGACGGGTTCATGGTTGGGATCGCATCCGCCCCGGCGTAGCGGTTGCGCTTGACCTTGCTGGTCCGCTTCCAGCCCTTGTATTTTTTACCACCCATCAGGAACCTCCGTGACCCAAGCGATGATGGCTTTCTGACCGAAGAACATTCCGGCTAGGATAGTTTTTGCTTCCTTCCTAGCCGTTTGTTCATTGATCGCGGTGACGTAAAGCGCGTCGCCAGCCAATTCCTGGCCTCTCTTAACGCTTGGCGAACGATAGACAACTTTATACTTCTTGCCGCCCATCACAAGTCTCCACGATACGCCTCGGTGGCGATGTAGGCGTCGCCTCTCGGATAACAGGCGAGCACGAGTTCGCCACTAGCGAGGCGGATCAGGTGCCACTGACTGCGGCCATTATCACCCATGGGTTGGTTGATGATGGCGTGAGCGTGAGCGTCACTGATCGGCATACTCCGCTCGCACGCTTCATCAAACTCATCCACGTAAAGCGTCTTGATTGTGACAGGTGTTACATTACCTTTACTCATGACACTCTCCTACCATCCTCAGCTCTCATCACCAACAAGTCCGAGAAGTTCCAATCAGGATCAGCCGCCATCACCAACAAGTCCGCGAGGTTCGTGCTGAGTGGGAAGCACCCCGATGCGTCATATACATCGATCTTATGCTCGACGCCGTGCCTCGTCCAGCTTATGCGTATGAAGAACTGGTTGACGCGCTCTATCATACCCCCTGTCCACACCGATGATCTGGCGCTCTTATTGGTTGTGACAGGTGTCACAACCTCCGTGGGTTCGGTGGGCAAACCCATGAGGTCGTTGGGATCGACCTCTTGGAGCTTGATGTCGTGGACCACCTGCTTCGCCAGCTTGTAGTTCTTACGCGCCTTCCAGTACACCTGAAAGTCTATGTCGCCGTTATGCGCCAGCATGAACAGCTTCTTGAACGTCTTACCCTTGCTCATGACACTCTCCTATATTCTCACGCTTCTTCTTTAGCCCATGGAATAGCCTTATGCGACGCCATGCAGCGGCGCACATCGTCTCTCGTTTCGAGGAACGCGTAGGTTGTAACCCTCGCGGTCCCCTGTACCCGTGATATACTCTCACGCACATACTTGAGAGTATAGGCGATGGTCGCCGTGATCTGATCCTCTGGCGATAGCGTGCTCGTCCAATGCCTATGATGTCTGACCTTCACCTGATAGAACTCGGCACCCAAGAACTCATGCCAGCGTGAGCGGTCCTTGAGTTTGTCCACCACTTCGCCATAGTGTTGCGCCTGATCCTTATGTTCTGGCCACGCACGCATCCGCATGGCCATCTTCAACCAAGCGGCGAACTCATGGTAGCCTGACGCTTTGAGCGCCATGCGATGTCGGGGTTGGACATACTCATGCCACTCCCACTCCCCGATGTGCGACGCGTGGAGCTTACCATCTGTCCCACGGCGCAGGTCTATGTGACCGTCGATCACATAGTACCGACCCGGCGCATTGTAGGCGGCCGGTTCACCCGGCGTCCTCACCTTGCACATATGCAAGTTCTCGTACGCACCGCCGCATGTCATGTCGAATAACACGTCGCTCGGTGTGAACGTTTCCGCGAACACAGTGGTTGAGATGCTGTCCCAACCAATGACCCGGATCAACCCATCTGTGTGGTAAGTCACCACATCTGTCTTGTGGTAACGGAATGCGATGCTGTCATCGTCATGCTTAACGATGCGGTTGTATTTCTTGTAGCTGTCACCGAACCTCTTGTGGTTGGACGGCTCGCCCACCCACATCTTGCCCTTCTCCCACGCCGCGAGCGCCGTGTCGTAGTCATTTACGCCTCGCGGCGTACCGTGTACGCCGTACCATGGGAATGCCATTATACTTCTCCCTGCTTGGTTGTGACAGGTGTCACACTCTCCCACACTCTCGCGCATCTACTTGCGCGTCGCACTCAGAGTGTAAGACCTCCCCGATCTCTCGGATCACACGATACGCGTCGCGGGTCTCTTGGGCGCGTTGCTCGCTCTCATACTCATCGCGAGACGATGGGCAGACGGCGATGCTGTAGGGGCGCGGCCAGCGCCCCGAGCCACAGTGGTGCTTACTCGCACCCTCGGGCTTGTAGCCCCACGGCAGGAGGGCGCTGTGGCCCTCCCAAACCGCCTGGGTCAGCCAAGATAGGCGGTGATCATCCAGACCGATTGTGGGCTCACCCTCGCCCGCTTGGCAGAGCGCCTCGGTTCGGATGATGTCGGCTATCTCACGCCGCTTGGTGACGGCGACGATGTAGCTCACATCGGGCAGGTAACATCCCCGCAGGCCGCACATGATGTGCAGGTAGCGGATGGTGCGCTTGGCAGGCATTACGCTTCTCCATAAGTGCGTTGTGACAGGTGTCACAACCATAAGTGCGATGTGAGTGAAACGCGAGTAGACGCGAGATCGTTTGTGTGTCTCGCCTTGCTCCCATTCACTATATGTAGATTAGCACGTCTAAAACCTTATGTCAAGTCGGTCAGTGACCCACGAGTGGACGCGTGACCCGTAAGAGACCCAAATCCCTTGCGTCTCGCGCGTCTACTCGCGCGTCTCACACTTATTCTTGAACATGGTGGCCCGGCGCTTGGCGGCGATCTCGCGACGCCGTGCGTTCTGCGCGGCGTAGGTCTCACGCGCTATCGCGACCATCATTGGGTAGCGTAGCGCCCTCGGTTCCCATGCCGAGTTGTAGCCGAAGCGATCCTGTTGCTCCATAAAGTCTAGGGCATAGATCGCGAACTCGTCTAGCTCGAATGCGCGCTTGGTCAGGTCGCTCAACACATCGGCCACCGTGGACTTACCCATTGGGATTACGCGCACGAAGTTGTCAGGTCGGCAGACGTCAAAGAAGAACCCATTCCATAGCGCACGCTGCTGGTGCTGAACGCCCCACACCCAATGTGGCGTGTGAGCCTCGCCGAGCTTCTTGCGCTCGCGCTTGAACATGGGTCGCTCATAGGGCTCGCCACGCACTACGCCGCGTTTGATCCTCCCATTCGGCTCGCGGAGCAGATATTGGTCCTCGAACGTGGTCATCTTTGGGTCGCTCATTGCATGAACTCCTTAACACATTGAAATCACTCACTACACCCACATTAACGCATAAAGCGTGACCACGTGTCAATAGATAGCATGCTCATACATGCGAGTGTGTGCTAAGTCATTGATATGTGGTGGCACGGTATGTTTCAACTTTGATTAGTTGAACAATATCAAGGGCTAGCACCCACACGCATGATTGTGACAGGTGTCACAAGCGTTTTTTGTCCGCTCGCGAGGCGTATGTCAGACGTTGCGGCGGACAGTTGTCCGGTAAAATTTTGCCGCAAGCCGTTGTAATCGTTACGTTTAGGCCTCGAACATCGCGCTGTCTGGGTGCGCCAGCTCGAAAATATTTATATGTGGGGGGGTTAGTGTGTTTTTCGGTTCGTGTGCGGTTCGTGTGCAGGAGTTGTGGAGTATCTCACCCATTATGGTTAATTTCCGCTTTCTCTATACGTATTCTCTTCTATCTATAGAGACAGATAGATGTAAGTCTATCCAGACACTCTAAAATCAATGGGTTAGCACACTCTCCGAGCGGACAGACTGTCGTACAAAACGTCTGACATGACACACAATCAACGTAACCAACGCAACTACTATACCGCCGCGCCACCTAATGTGTGCTAACCCATTGATATGTGGTGACACGGTATGTTTCAACTTTGATTAGTTGAACAATATCAGGGGCTTGTGACACATGTGTATGATTGTACCTGGTATTAAAGTTCCAACGAGGAAGTCGCCCCCACAAATGGGGCACTTGGCGCAATGGGACTTGTCACTAAGGTTCAGGCGAGGAAGTCGCCCCCTTGTGACACCCTGTCACAACGATACCTGGTACTAAGGTTCAGGCGAGGAAGTCCAGACGTGAAAAAGCCCGCCAACCTTGCGGCTGACGGGCTATAGGTTAAGGTCTATCAGATAGAGTGTTAGTGACCGCGTGACGTGCGCGACTTCAACGTGATCACGGGCAGAGTCTTTGTGACATGTGCCACGACGGGCGCGACGATCGTGGCAACTTCCTCGCCCATATCATCGCTAGCAGTCTCGGCCGCGAGGATAGCACTCTGGAAAGCCTTTAGAGCATATCTCAGGGCCGACGCCTTCGGGCCTTTCATGCTTTCGTTTCCGAGGTTGACGCTTATACCCTGCGCCAGCGCGGCGGCCTCGCGCTTGAACGCCACGATGGCGTCTTCTACACGGTCCCACTTCACAGGGGCGCGAGCCGCATGGGTTGCGGGCGTCTCATCGCCTTCGTCGCCCATATCATCGCCATCAGTCTCGATGGCGTTCGAGCCGGGTCGCGCGGCGCGACCCGCTTTCTTGCCGGGATTGTTCGCGCCACCGGCATTGCTCAGCGGCTTAATGCCCATGGCGTCTAGGACGCGTTTCCACGTTTGACGGAACGAGTTGCCGTGCCGCTTGAAGTCGGCGGGGCGTTCCTTCGCACCTTCCTGCGTCAACCACGCCGTGGCCACGTCCTTGGTGACGTGGAATTTGCCCATCATCGATCCGATGAAACACGCATTCTGGACGTCCTTGGTGATAGCAATGCCCGCGTTGATCATGGATTGAAGCGTGCGGGAATAGCTCTTCCGAACAGTCTCTCGCGTGTCATAGTCCCCACGGAAGCAATCCACCAACTCGTCAATGAGCATGTCGTTTGTGACAGGCGTCACACTCTCATTGTTGGCGATGTTGTCAGCAATCGTGGCGGCGACAAGGGCCGCGCCGATAGCCGTTGAGGCGGTGGCAGTCTGAGCGACCTTGGCGATAGCGGCTTTGGTGGACGTCTTGCTGCCCGCCGTCGTGCTAACGGCCTCTTGGACCGCACTGGTTCCCTTCACGATTACCTTCTTGCCTCCGATCGCGACAACGAAATCGGCATTGGCCCGCTTGGTGCTAGCTTTGGTCATAACGCGTTCTCCTATGTGGGCAGGGTTGCCCGGTTGGGCCATGGTGGCCCGCCCCTTTCGTCTAGGGAGCCCCATAGTACCAGTCAGTGACCTTATGTCAAGTGACCCTTTGTGACAGGTGTCACAACGATACCTGGTATCGAGGCTCGCGTAGGTAGGTTGCTTTTTGCCGATGCGAGGGGGGGAAGGGGGTTTTGATTGACGTAGGGGCGTGGCATTACTCATCGCCCCCAAAGAATTTCCCATTTTTCTAAAAGCTACTCCACAGAAATTTTTTAAGAACTTTCCAACACCTACTCCACGAACTCTCTCCATGATCCCGCGCGTCTCACAGTGACCCTCACCCCCGCGACAAAAGATCGCGCTTGACCAACGACACACATTCGACCTACATCATTCGTGCCCACGCGAGTAGACGCGAGACACAACACGCGAGTAGACGCGAGACACAAGAGGGACATGGGATGGGCGACCTGGACAACATCAACTCCAAGCTGGACAAAATCCAATGGAGCGTGGACCTCACCAGACAAAGGATAGATCACATCATGAGCGCAATAGACGATGTCAACGCCGCACTCGCGGCGATCAAAACAGCAGTGGGTGCCGCCGTCACTGAAATCCAGGCGCTCGCCCTCGAAGTGGCCACTGGCTCATCTGACCCAGATGAGGCCGCGCTGGAGGCGACAGCCGCCAGCCTGAACACCCTCGCCGCCAACCTGACCGCCGCCGTCAACGCGGCTACTCCCAGCACTCCCGCGCCCACGCCCACTCCCGCCACTCCCAGCACTCCCGCCACTCCCGCCACTCCCACGCCCACTCCCATCACTTCGACCACGCCCACTCCCGCTCCCGCTCCCGCCCCCTCCCAGGCGGGCACTCCCGCCACTCCCAGCACCTGATCCTCTCCTAGCCGACACCCCTTGACCCCCCCTCCGGTGGGTGAAGGCAAAGAGAGTGAGGCCCCGGCGGGATCACACCACTGCCGGGGCCGTTTTACGTGAGACGCGAGTAGACGCGAGACACAAGAAAGAGTGAGACGCGAGTAGACGCGAGATCACAAGAAAGAGTGATATGATGAGCCTTGATGACATCGCGGTCAGTGAGAGTGAGAGCGAAACCCTCTTTGAGGTCTTAACAAAGATGGAGCGCCACCTGTCCGTGATCGCGGACTATGTGAGCCAGCCGGTGGCGAAAAGCACCCGGAAGTATGACAACCCTTCCACGTTCGAGATCGCCACCATAGTCAAGCGCATCATCAGCGAGCATGGCGTGGCGATGTCAGCCAGTGAGGTATATGAGGCGCTGCTATCCAAGGGCGTCATCCTTCAAGGCAAGGACCCAATGAAGATCATGGTGACGGCGCTCTGGAGACGCAGGGACCTCGTGGTCAGGCTCGATAACCGTCAAGGGTACTGGGTCGCTGACAGGGCTTACATCCCCGTCGTGACTTGATGCGCGGACCTTCCTGTGAGATATAGGGAGCATGAGCAACGCGCTTGCACTCCTCAAGGACAATGACCCGGCGCACCTTGGGTTCCCGCCGCAGCTCCCCATTGAGATCGCTCTCAGGGAGGAGCCGGTAAAGGACATCTGCGAGGCTTACGGCATCGACCGGGCTAAGTGGAGCGAGATCAGAACCAACCCGATGTTCGTCAACGCGCTCAGCGCGGCGGCCGAGATGCTGCAACGCGAGGGGATGACGTTCCGCACCAAGGCCCGGCTTCAAGCGGAGGAACTGTTGAAGACCTCGTGGCTGCTGATCCATAGCTCGAACGATCAGGTGCCTCCCGCCGTCAAGGCGGACCTCATCAAGCACACTATCAAGTTCGCGGGGCTTGACGCCAGCATAGACCAGAAGAATGCTGGCGGCGGGGGCGGTGGGTTCGGCAACGCCCTGCAAATTAACATCAACTTAGGGTGAAATCAGATGGCGGACAGTCCCACGATCACGGCGGCGCGGTTGGCGCTGCGAGCGGCGGAAGAAGAACAGGCGAGGGCGTTGGCGGCGGCCACGGCCAAGAGCAAGAACAAAACGCCCAGCACTCCCCCCGAGGCTTCCCCCACTCCCGCCTCCCCCCAGGCGGACCCCACCACTCCCGCCCCAGCCCCAGCCCCAGCCCCACTGGGTGTCCAGCCGGGTGTGACCATCGTTCAGGACCCTGTGACCAAGACCAACGTGGTCGAGGCTCCCGAGACTTCCCCCACTCCCGCCTCCTCCCAGGCGGACCCCACCACTCCCGCCCCCTCCCAGGCGTCATCCGCGCCAACCACGACCAGTGGTGCTGAGCAGACGGCCACTGACTTCTCGCTGGCCTTCGGGCAGGCGAAAGTTCACGTCAACGCGCTGTTCACATTCCTGCACAACACGGGCAACGCGGCGGATTTGGACCTCCAGGGGTTGGAGACCCACCTCCGCGCGTTGCTCGCGCCGATGCGGACATTGCTGTCCAAGACTTAGATCGTTTCCGCCCTTTCTCAGGCGGGGGCGTAGTTGCGGACTTCCCGCAGGACGCTGCGCTCGAAAGGGCGCAGTTTGGTCTGCACTCCCAGAGCCCGGCGCGAGATGCGCGCCAGCTCGATAATGAGAGCCAGCTCAGTCGCTGGAATGAATTGGCTCTCTAGCAGTTGACGTTCGATGATGTCGGCCCGTAGCTGGGCTGTCTCAGTGAGGGTCATGGGTCGCAATCCTCAGTCAGTGGCCCCGAAGCGGAGCTAGTGAACCAAATTTTATGTGACAAGTCAAACACAGATACACACATCGGAATGTACTCATATCCCCAGAAGGATACTCACATGGCGCTCCCCTCCAGTTTTACCCCGTTCGCCAAGTCGCGCCCCGGCGCTGGCATGCCGCCCGCCAAGGGGAAGGGGAAAGCCGCTCCCACGCCCCCGCCCGCCAAGGGGAAGGGCAAGGGCAAGGCCCCGCCGTTCGGCAAGGGTAAACCCGGCAAGGGCGCAAGCGTTCCCCTGCCCTTCGTGAAAAAAGGAGCTAAAGGTCAATGACCACGGAAGTCAGAGTTTTCCCCGCAGGGCACGCCGTCCAGGTCCATGTGCTCGACATGGTGTACCCGCCGTCTGATCCCCCGGAGTGGCAGGTCGCGTGCACTTACATCTTCCAGCCGGGGCGGAAAGACAACATGCCGCTCCTGTACGCCACGACCACGCGCAAGATCGTGGTTATGGACTTAGAGCCGGATAGTCAGTGACCACACACATCGACTATACGCCGCCGCCTACGATCAAGGAGTTCATCAGGGACTACCGCCCTGGTGAGCTGTTCATGACCTGGATCGTGGGGCCGGTGGGTTCGGGGAAGACCACGGGCATCTTCTTCAAGCTCTGTTACATGGCGAGCCTCCAGGCGAAAAGTCCTGACGGCATTAGGCGGACGCGCGCCGTCATCGTGCGTAACACCATGCCGCAGCTCAAGGACACCACCATGGTGTCTTGGGGCTACTGGTTCAAGCAGGGACAGGCGGGCACCTGGAACCTGACCGACAAGATTTTCATGCTGCGGTTCGGGGATGTGGAGTGCGAGGTTCTGTTCCGCGCGCTCGACACGGCGGACGACGTGGCGCGCGTGCTGTCGCTGGAAGTTTCGTTCGTGCTCATTGACGAGTTCGTGGAAATCCCGCGCGCCATCATTGACGCGCTCTCGGCGCGTGTTGGCCGCTACCGGCAGCCCGACGGCACCGAGGTCTCTAACTGGGGCATGTGGGGCTCGTCTAATCCATCGACGGAAGATAACTGGTGGCACGACTACCTTCACGAGAAGAAGCCGAGCAACGTCAAGTACATGCTCCAGCCCAGCGCGCTCAGTGACGAGGCTGAGAACCTGGACAACTTGCCGGGTAAGATCAAGTATTACCACTCGCTGATGGAGGGCAAGTCGGCTACTTGGATCAACCAGTTCATCCGGGCCGAGTGGGGCTTCTCAATCGCGGGCACGCCCGTGGTCACTGGGTTCGACGCGCTGCGGCATGTGTCCAGGGTTCCTCTCCTATACAACCCGTATCGGCCGTTGGTCGTTGGCTTCGACCCTGGTCTGGCGGGTAGCGCCATGGTCTTTGGCCAGCAGGATGAGGACGGCAACTTGTCGATCCTGGATGAGCTGGTGCAGTCGAACATGGCGGCGGACGAGTTGATCACCCGCAGGCTCAAGCCCCGGCTGCGCGAACGGTTCCCGCAGGCGCGCGTCATCATCGCTCCCGATCCCGCCGCGGGCTTCCGGTCGAACACCAACAAGGGCACGGTGGTCGGCGTGTTCCAGAAGCACTTCGACGTGGTCATCGAGACCAACAACCGGCTCCCCCTGCGTCTGGACGCGATCAGTCACTTCACTGACCGGCAGCGCGGCAAGGTCCCGGCGCTCCAGATCGACCCCCGGTGCAAGACGCTCATCCGCGCGTTCAAGGGCGGCTGGCGCTGGGCGATTGACACGAAGAAGGACATCGTCAAGGGCGCGGAGCCCGACAAGAACCAGTGGTCGCACGTCGGTGACGCCGGGGGCTACCTGTGCCGTTACTTCCACAAGCTGACAGAGCGTGAGATGCGGTATAAGGGTTTCACACCTATTGCTCCCCGGAAGAACGCATCCAGTTCCTATCACGCGAGGTGATCCGCAATGCCCATCGTCCCGACCACCCGCGCCGTGGCTCAGTCCGAGATCGAGCCCGAGCCCCAGACCGTCCCGGATGCGGCCAACTCGCCCGTCCGTGTGATCAACGCGCGGCAGCTCCAGCAACTGGGTCAGAACCTGAACATGCTGTTCATGCAGTACGTCAGTGACCGGAAGGTGGCTGAGTACCGCTGGCTGCGCAACCAGCGCCAGTACCTGGGCCTGTACGACCCCGAGATCGAGAAGACCCTGAGCGCCGAGCGGTCCAAGGCGTACCCGCGCATCACCCGCGTCAAGTCGATCAGCGTGCTTAGCCGCCTGATGAACCTGATGTTCCCCGGTAACGAGCGCAACTGGGAGCTGAGGGCGGACCCCGATGCGGACATGACCGTGGAGGAGGCCGCCACGGCGCTCCAGGAGGCGCAGAAGCGCGATCAGGACGCGGGCGTGCAGAGCCCCACGATAGACGACGCCTACCTCCAGAGCGCCATCACGGCCTACATGACGGCGCGGGTGGATCAGATCAGTCACCTGATTGACGACCAGCTCCAGGAGCTGGGGGGCGACCAGACCTACGACTATGTCGGCCTCAACCGGCAGGTCATCAAGTCGGGCATCCTCTACGGCATGGGCGTCATGAAGGGGCCTTACGCCACCAAGCATACATCAGTGACCTGGGAGATGACGGGCGGCGCGCCGACGCCGAAGAAGAAGACCATCTACAAGCCGATGTTCGAGTTCCTGCCGGTCTGGGACTTTTACCCGGATATGTCGGCCAAGACGTTCGCGTCCATGGATGGTCACTTCATCCGCAAGGTGATGTCGCGCGCCCAGATCAGGAAGCTCATTGACCGGCCGGACTTCATGGAGGAACAGATCAGGACGTTCCTGCTACGCAACCCGCAGGGCAATTACCGGCCGCAGACCCATGAGCAAGAACTGCGCGCCATGGGTGTCAAGGTCAACGTCAACGAGGTCAAGTCCGAGACGATGAAGTACGAGGTGGTGATCTGGCACGGTCCCGTGTCGGGCACCTTCCTCCAGCTCGCTGGCTGTGATGTCCCGGACGACAAGGTGTCCGATGACATCGACGCTGAAATCTGGATGATGGATGGCAACGTCATCAAGGCGACCATCAACCCCTGGAGAATGCTTGATGCGGACGTCAAGACAATCCACACGTTCCTGTTTGATGAGGACGACACAAGCCCGGTCGGGTTCGGTCTGCCCAATGCGATCCGGGATAGCCAAATGGCGATTGCGGCGGCAACCCGTATGCTGCTCGATAACGCGTCGGTGGTTTGTGGACCCAACCTCGAAGTCAACACCGACCTCATGCGACCCGACCAAGACCTGACCAGCATCTCCGCTTACAAGGTCTGGTATCGCGAGGGCCAGGGTCCCGAGGCGCAGTTCGCGGCCGTGCGCAACGTGGAGATCAACAGCCACCTGCCCGAGCTGACCAAGATCATCGAGCTGTTCATGAAGTTCGCGGATGCGGAGACGTTCGTGGGACCGGCCACGGGCGGCGACATGGCGCAGACCCCGAGCGAGCCCATGCGGACGGCGGCGGGGGCGTCCATGATGCGCGGCGACGCGGCGCTGCCCTTCAAGGACATCGTGCGCTCGTTCGACAGCTTCACCCAGTCCGTGATCGAGGCGATGCTCCAGTTTAACAAGAAGCTGAACAAGGAGCTGGCCCCGGCTGGCGACTATAATGTGATCGCGCGCGGCGCGACCAGCCTGATGGCTAAGGAGGTCCGGGGCGCGCAGGCTGATCAGCTCACCGCGACGCTTCAACCCGAGGAAAAGCTGCACATCGACGGGCGCAAGCTGCTTGATGTGCGTCTGCGCTCCCGCGACATGGAGAACATCATGGTCAGTGAGGAGGAGGCGGGTCGTCGCCAAGCCTCGCAGGACCAGCAGACCCAGAAGACGCAGGACATGCAGCAGCAGATCAACGAGGCCAACGTCCGCAAGCTGCTGTCGGACGCCTTCAAGAACATCGCCAGTGGCCAGCTCCACACGGCGAACGCGGATGCGACCACGGTCCAGGCCGCGCTGGACCTACTGGAGAAGGGTTTGAACAATGTCGGTATTTCCACCGCCCTCGCGGGCGGGAACCCCGCGCAGCAAGATCAGGGAGCTGGAGGACCGGCTCCAGCAGCACCAGCGATCGGTGGAGCTGCAATGGGTGGTGGAATGGCTTCACCTCCAGGCGTCGCAGGCCCGTGATGAGCTGGTGACAGCTACACCTGAGACCTTTATGAGGAAGCAGGGCGAGGCAGCCGCCTACGACAAGCTGTTGATCGGTATGACGCGACCCAAGATCGCCATTTAGGAGAGACCAGCATGGCCACCGCACCGCAAGTCACCAACACCGCCGTTGTCCCGGAAGTCACCGAGGATGACGACTTCTCCAACGCTTTCGCTGAGTTCTCGCTGCCGGGCGAGAAGACCCCGGCCGCTGGCGCGGCCGCCGCCGCCGCAGCGGAGACCGCCGCCACCGCAGCGGAAGCTACCGCCGCCGTGGTGACGCCCCCGGCCGCCGACGACACTGAGCTGGAAGACCTGACCCCGGAAGAAAAGGCCGCTGCGGCGGCGGGCGTCAAGCCAGCGCCGACACCCCCGGCGTCCACGATCACTGATCGTGAAGCGGACATGCTGGAGAAGTTCGCCAAGGCGATGAAGCCTGAGCCCACGAGGCCGCAGCCGCAGGAGCAGGTGCAGCAGGAGCCCAGGGCAGCGCCGCTGTTCTCAGGTGACGAGGCCAAGTTCCTGACGGAGTTCACCACCGAGTGGCCCGATGTCGCGCGGGCGCTGGACATCCGGCAGCGCGTGCTATCCAACCAGATCGTCGCCCACATCTTCACCGAGGTCGCCAAGAGCCTTGGCCCACGGCTCCAGATGCTGGAAGGTCTTGTGGACAACCAGCACGCCAACGACCTGCACACCATCATCCCTGATTACGATGATGTTCGTGACAAGGTCTTGGCATGGGTTGGCGTCCAACCTTCCTACTTGAAAGCTGCATACGAGCGTGTTACGACCGAGGGAACGGTAGACGAGGTCAAGGACCTGATCGACCGCTACCGCAGGGACACGGGCGTGGCCGAAAAGCCCAACACGTCCGTCGCCCCTGCTAAGACGGTAACTGAGCTGTCCGGCACTGCCAAAAAAGCGGCAGCAGCTTTGGCCCCAGTCGGTTCCAAGAGAACGGCGGCAGTGTCCGCGACGGCACCCGAAGATTTCGACGGGGCATTCGCGCAGTTCGCCAACTTGTAACTTCCTGCATAGGAGCCAATCATGGCCGCGATTACATCTTATGGTGACATCTCGCCCGCAGTAGCGGCGTACTCTGTTGTGCGCATGTTGAAGCGGGCCATGCCCTACCTACATATCGAGAAGTTCGGCCAGACCTACCCCTTGCCGACCAACTCCACCCAAACCGCCAAGTTCCGCCGCTACTTCATGGTCGGCGCGACCGGCGCGGCGGGTCCCGACGGTGGCGGCACGAACGGCGCGGGCGCGGGCTTCTTCATTCCGGTGGCCACCACGCCGCTGGTCGAAGGCGTCACGCCCTCGGGTTCGGTGATCACCAACGTCGATTACACCGTGACGCTCGCCCAGTACGGCGACTTCGTCACGATCACCGACGTGATCGAGGACACGCACACGGACCCGGTGCTCAACCAGATGACCGAAATGCTCGGTGAGCAGGCGGCCATCACGGTGGAGACCCTGCGCTTCAATGTGTTGAAGGCGGGCACCAACGTCTGGTACGCCAACGTCGTCTCGGCCCGCAGCGGCATCATCACCCCGATCACCTTGGCCGATCAGCGCCGCGTCTCCACCGGCCTCAACCGCCAGAACGCGAAGAAGATCACCTCGATTGTCGCGTCCAACCCGGACTTCTCCACCAAGTCGGTGGAAGCCGCCTACATGGCGATCTGCCACCCGGACCTGGAGACCGACATCCGCAACATGACCGGCTTCGTCCCGGTCGCGTCCTACGGCCCGCACACCTCCCCCTTCGAGGGCGAGATCGGGTCGGTGGAGCAGGTCCGCTACCTCACCTCCACCATCTTCCTCCCCTTCGCGGGAGCGGGCGGCGCGGTGGGTTCCACGGGGCTCCGCTCCACCAGCTCCTCGATCGACGTGTACCCGATCCTGATCTTCGGCCGCGACGCCTTCGGCATGGTGCCCCTCAAGGGCAAGTCCTCCATGACCCCGATGGTCGTCAATCCGAAGCCCGCCGCTGGCGACCCGCTGGCGCAGCGCGGCACGGTCGGCTGGAAGCTCTGGACGGCGACGGTCATCCTCCAGGACGCCTACATGGCCCGCCTGGAAGTCGGCTGCACCGCGTAACTTTGGCGCCTAGAGAGAGGGTGGAAGCCCTCTCTACTCGTCCCTCAATCAGGAGTTTAGGTCAATGACCACCGACGTAATCGACTTGGCCCTCTCGGTCAGCGCGTTCCCCGCCACCTATATCGGCCCCGGCACCCTCATCGGCAATCCGCGCCGCGACACCGGCAACGACAACGATGTGGACGGCTATTTCACCTCGGACGGCAACGCGGTCAGCATCCCGCTCGGCTTCAAGCCGCTCGGCGTGAAGCTCGTCAACATGACCGACGGGATCACCTGGGAGTGGAAGTATGGCATGCCCGCCACCGACGCGATCAAGACGACCTTCACGGGTCCCGTGGTCGCGGTGGACACCACGTCCGCCATCACGGTCACTGAGCCCGCCACCAACTCGGGCAATTACACCCTGCTCATCTCGGCGGCGGCTGCGGGCACCGCCAAGCTGATCCTGTTCGACATCGACGGTTAATCGCTCGTCCTCCCAGGATACGTGGCGATAAGGGGGGCTCCATGCCCCCCTCTTTTTAGGAGGACCCGGTGATGGGCAGTGAGACCTTCCTACGCATCGAGCGGTTCGATAACGGCTTCACGGTCGAGATCAAGGACCCCGCGATCGTTAAGAGAAACAATGCGCGAGACAAGCAGAACAGCCTCAACAGCTCGAACAAGACGCCCTCGCCCTATATTCCGTACAAGGACCCGTGGAAGACGTTCGTGTTCAAGACGGATGCCGAGGTGATTACGTTCCTCGGGAAGAACCTCAAGAAGGCTGTCGGTGAAGCCAAAGCCGACGACTTCAATACGTCTTTCGATACCTGCTGCGACATTGATTAAGGAGTGACCCATGGTTGAACTGACCCAGAATATCCCGGACGAGCCGATCCGCGTCCAGAAGGCGACCCCCAAAGCCTCCCCTAAGAAGGTCGTGGCGGTAGGTCTACCCAAGACCCTCTGCATCATCCTCGAAGAGAACGACAACATCTCTCCGGGCGGCCAGTTCTTCGGGCTCAACGGCATTGGCTACATGCTGCGCCCTGGTGAGCAGGTGAACATTCCCATGGGGCTTGTCGAAATCCTCGATAACGCGGTAGAAGACAGACCTGTGCAGGACCCGCTGACCAAGCGCATCATCGGCTACCGCAAGCGCCTTCGTTACCCCTACCGCGTCGTGCGGGAGGACCAAGCGGCCTAGGAGACGGTCAATGAACCTCGGTGACTTGCTCTGTGAGCTGCGGGAAAACATCCTTCACGAACGCTCTGATCAAGTCGCCGGGTCCAGCGATTACTTCTGGGACGACAAGACCCTCGTTCGCTACATCAACGAGGCTGAGCGCCGGTTCGCCCGGCGCTCTCGCATTTTGCGGGACAACCGCACGCCC